TGCAAGAATCGGTGAGATATGATGCGAGTAACATATCACTTACCTATGCGTTAAACAAAAGATATCAAACTTATTTTGAACCCGACCCAAATGTATCTATATCGGATATTAATTTAGAACTTATTGTTGATGGATTACCGATGTTTCAAATAGGTGGAGTTGAGGCTAATAGTTCATACATCAACGCAGCCAATCCAAATAGTAGTGATGGTTATATTCCTGCTGCCAACACCGCAAGTTATCAAGTAGGGTTCTCAGTTAAAGTACCTGCTGCATGGTGGCCGACATATTTTACTACTTTTCCCGATTGCGAACAATCTATTAGAAATTATTTAAAACCATTAGTGCCGATTGGCATATTTTACGAAGTAACAGATTATTAATTATGAAATCAATAGTAACATCAGACATAACCGCTTCTGCTGCGGCAAAGATTAAAAAAGGAACGCTTGACCATATCAACGCAATGGCATCGGAAGGGCCTGTACAATTGGCAATATCATTGATAGGTGCTGACTACGATAACACGAAAGCATACATCTTGTATGGTTGCGAGGATTCCAACGCATCGGCTACGGTATTTGATATGAGTGCAGGATTGGTGTTAGTTGGCGGTGAGTTATTCTACACCCCTGCTCAAAGTATAACCGTATCAGCAGGGCAGACTATTCGATTCTACTCAACGCCATCATACACAACGAGTGCTGCTGCTGACCCTGTTACATTCACAGATGGTACTACGCACAACATCCATTTGAATAATGGAGGTGTATGGGTAGGTGCTGCGACAGGTTCAACCGCTACATTATTGCCAAATATGATTAATGCTTATAGTCCTACCAAAGTAACGGTAAGTTCATTTGGTGCAAATGTATCTTCTGCAAGTATTGTTTATCGCAAGAGTAGAAACGGAATGGTCACCATTCAAGGTGCGGCAACATTTAGTAGTTTAGGAGGTACTCCTGAGACAGTATTTACATTACCTACGGGTTTTCGCCCTGTTGGAGCGGGGCAAGCAATATGTACTATTATTAACAATACAACATTGGGTTATATTACAATTGGCACAACGGGTGTTGTTCAATGCTTTGTTACATCTGGTACATTGGCATCTAAATCTATCTTCTTAGATAACATTCATTTCTATACTACTTAATGGATAAAACCAAGCAAACATCTATCTCTCAGCAGTTTCGGGCGGTGGGCTATCTCAAGCCCTCCGACCATATCTTCCTTGAGGCATACACCAAAGTTCACGAGGTTAGCCGTTCAAGTATTGTTGAGACTGCCGTACATCAGTTCATTCAGTCTATCCCTCCCGACATCCGCATTCAGATAGTAAGAAGGGCAAAGAATGAATATTAGTGGCACACTTGCAATATAACCCATACATCTCAAGATACTTTTGTATTGATGTATACTCAATTTACAATAGACCCTACCGCAGATGAGCCAATAATGCTTTTAAATAAGCAGATTGGTGCTACCTATGATGAGCAAGGTAATTGGGATGGTACACCTTACATCGATGGTTCAGAATTCCAAGCCGAACTATTATCCCTTGACAATCTCGGTAAGAAGCGCATTCAAGTATGGGTAAATTCGCCCGGTGGTAGCGTTATGGATGGTATGTCTATCTACTCTGCAATCCTTAAGTCTGAGACCCCCGTTGATACATACAATGTCGGTGTCGCTGCTTCTATTGCAGGGGCAATCTTTATGGCAGGTCGTAAGCGTTATATGGCTGACTATGCTCAGTTTATGATGCACCCCGTTGGAGGTGCTGAGGGCAAGGCGAAACAAGCGTTTACCGATTCAGTAGCTAAGATGCTATCGGGTAAAGCAGGGATGGATGAGGACACCATTGCAAGTTATATGGCAATCACATCGTGGATAGGTGCTGCCGAAGCACTTATGAAAGGCATCGCTACGGATATTGAGTACACAAAAGAAGCTAATAAGAAGTATATGCCAACAGAAGTAAAAGCAATGTTGGAGTATTCAAACAATATTTTAAATCAAAAAATAAACCCTAAAAAAATGTTAGAAGTAACTAATAAGCTAAACTTAGCTGAGGGGGCTGCTGAAAGCGATATCCTCGCTGCTATTAATGCGTTAGAGGATGCCCGTAATCAAGCTACCAACTCGTTAACCGAAGCCCAAGAGAAAGTAACCCAATTAGAAGCGGAATTAGCATCAGCTAAGGAAGCCTTAACCCAAGCCAATGAGGCTGCCGCTAACGAAGCCGCAACAAACATGGTTAACTCATTCAAAGCCCGTATCGGAAGCGATGCTAATGTGGTGAATAAGTGGGTGAATCTTGCGAAGAACGATATGGAAGGTACTAAGACCATCCTTGAGGCATTGCCTTTGAATGTATCTGCTCCTACTAATTCTGCGAATACAGTTGAGCATACACCAACATTGACTGCTGCTGCTGTGATGGCTGAATTGCAACAAAAAAATCAAGCAAAGAAAAATTAAAAACCCCAATAAAAATCAAATGAAAAATTTAAGAAAAATCTCCCTCTCGCTGTTCTTGATGGGGTTCGTTAGCACGGCCTTATCAATGGTACTTGGCGCACCTGCACTTTTAGTAGCAGTAGCATTATTCGTAGGTGGTATGGTAAAAGGCTTTATCGCTCCCGGTGGTATGGCTACTAACATGGCTTACGATGGTTTTGTAATCAGCGATACAACTTACGCTGGTGAAGCCGCCTCTCAGTTCATCGTTAAAGCTATCACTTCAAATGTGATGGTGCAAGATGGTCACATCTATGTTCGTGATGGTATCAAGTACAAGTTCACTATTCCTCGTTGGGATGCTGTGTACACTGACCTTATCCAAGAGCGTCAAGCTACACCTGTTGCACAAGGTAATATGACTGTAAGCGGTCAAGCATTAACGCTTGAAGATTATATGATTTACACCGAGTTTAACCCTCGTGATTTTGAACAACACTGGTTTGCCACTCAGTTAAACCCTACATTAGTTGACCGCACTTTACCTGCTTCTGTTGAATCAACAGTTATTCAGCAAGTATTGAAGCGTCACGACCGTTTCTTAAATGAAATCATTTGGAAAGGTAACAAGTCTAATACTGATTATACTAAGTATTTCAATGGTTTAAAAACTAAGGCAACTGCTTCAAGTGATACATTAAAAACAGGTTCAACAACAACATTAACAAATGCTAATATTGCTGCTGAGTTTGAGAAAGGTTACGCTAAAATTCCTTTCGCTTTGCGTTATGACCCTGAGATGAAAATCTTTGTGTCTTACAAGACTTTTGACTTATGGAGACAATATCAATATGGTGCTGCTGGTTCATCTGTATCTAACTTCTACAAAGGTATTGATGTAACTCAAATGGGAGTTGCGATGTTCGCAGGTTTACCGATTGTGAAAGTTCCTGATTTCCCTGATGATTATTACATGATTGCTAAGGGTAACAGCACTCCGGGTTCTAACCTTTGGTTAGGTATGAACTCAGTTGATGACCCGAAAATCTACATGAATCGTGTTCAGAACAACTCTGAATTGTGGTTCGTTAAAATGCTTATGAAAGTTGATGTTCAAATCGGTTGGAACGCTGAAACAGTAACCTACGAATAATTAATATGAATCAAGATATAATTAACTATCTCCTCGCATATCCCGAAGTACCTAATGTGTACTTCGGGGCTGATGGGGCTTGGGCTTTCTCACCTCGTTTAGGCTTTGATAAAGTCGTGAGTCGTGCGGAAGCATTAGCGCAACCTACTGAGTCAACTGAAATTAAAGAAATAAAAGAAAAACCCTCAAAAAATAAATAATAATGGCAACTACTGCAAGATTTTCGGGAGCGAAAAATATAGATAATACAGGCCGTGCGCTTCGTATTGATACTCAAACATTAACTACAGGTTCAACAATTGCTTGTACGGTTAAACCAATGGCAGCTAAAACTTTTTTCACTTGTGCTTTAGCTACTGCAACACCAACTGTAACCATCAATGTAGGTACTTCTACAACCGCTCCTTTTGTTGGAGATGAGGCTGTTTATGTATTGAGTGCTGATGGAACTACTCGTGTAGTAACTTTTGGAACAGGATTTACTTCTGCTGGTACTTTAAGTGTAACTGCTTCTAAGAATGCAACTATCACTTTTGTATTCAATGGTACAAGTTGGCAAGAGGTTTCTCGTGCTGTAACTGCTTAATAACCCCTTAAACTAAAACAATGGCATTACCAAGTATAACATTTATCGAAGGGCAAGGCGGCTTAGGTCGGCCATTGCCTAATAACGACCATATATCGGGCTTGCTGATTTATACGGGTGCTACTGTGCCATCGGGGTTTACTACCAGTACAGCAAAGGCACTATATTCAACTGATGATGCAATTGCAGCAGGTATCAAAAACGATTACTCTGATGCTACCGCAGCGACCGCTAAGTATGCCGTAACGCTTTCAGGTAGTCAGGGAGATAATGTTACAATTACGGTTGCCGAGTTAACACCCTACACAGGTGTTACTCGCACAACTACACTTTGTAACTTCAATCAAGCCCTTGCAATCAACTCAACAATTACCTTAGCACAAGAGATTGTTGCAGCTATCAACGCAGGTACATCAACACACGGCTACACGGCTTCGTATGCAAGTACAGGTTTGGTAAATATCACCGCCCCTAAAGCGCAAGGTGCTTTCCTTAATTCGGGAAGTCCATTGACGGTAACGGTATCGGGTTCAATTGGAGGTACTATCACACAATTCGGTGGTTCGGGTATGACATCGGGTGTAACATCAAACCAAGTACAATGGTACTATCAAATCAGCGAGTTCTTCCGTTTACAACCTAAGGGTAAATTATGGGTAGGATTTTTTGCTGTACCGGGTACATACACTTTCACCGAGATTACCACAATGCAGAATACCACACAAGGTGAGATTCGCCAAGTGGGTATATTAAAGGATAGTGCAAGTGCTTGGACATCGGATGATTTGACTGCGATTAACACCATCTGTGAGACTAATAAGTCTAACTTCCAACCATTACAAGCCTTATACGCTGCTAACTTACAAGCGACTGCTGACATCACAACGATTGGCGATTTAACATCGCTAACCGCTAAGAATGTACAAACAGTTATCGGACAAGATGGTGGTGGGTTAGGTAACTTTATCTACCAATCACTTGGTAGTGGTAAGAAGTCTATCACTTGTCTTGGGGCGCAGTTAGGTGCGGTTGCATTACGCAAGGTATCTGAGAGCATCGCTTGGGTTGAGAAGACTAACCTTAGCAATGGTTCAGAGTTAGAAACACCTGCTTTCTGCAATGGTCAGTTAGTATCAGCGTTGAGCAACAATGCACTTGAGGCAATCAACACTAAGCGTCATATCTTCTTAAAGAAATTCAGAGGATATGCAGGTACTTTTTTCAACGATAGTCACATGGCTATTATCCAAACAAGCGATTACGCTTATATGGAGAACAATCGTACCATCTGCAAGGCAGAGCGTTTATTGTATGCTTCTTATGTGCCTGTGTTGAATAGTCCTATTCAATTCAAATCGGATGGTACTCTTACTGATACAACGGTGGCTTACTTTGAGAACATCGGAAGTGCTGCATTAGACCAAATGGTGAGAGATAGTGAGTTGTCTGCTAAGTCTGTAACGGTTAACCCTGTGCAGAATGTACTTGCGACATCTACATTAATCATCACGGTGGTGTTAGTAATCAACGGTGTTGCTCGTCAAATTCAAATTCCAATCGGATTTAAACCCTCAATAGCATAATGATAGCACTAATAAATGGAGTAAATTACTCCTCAGCAAATATAACAGTAGTAATTCCAGTCATCGGCCCGGTGATTGGAATTA